TTTAAAATTACAACAAGTGTTATCTCGTATGGTTCCAGATGGTGTTTTTGTAGATGTTGATGGTTTAGCTGAAGTTGATTTAGGTAACGGTACTAATTATAACCCTGCAGAAGCATTAAACATGTATTTTCAAACAGGTAGTATTGTTGGTAGATCAATGACACAGGAAGGTGATATAAATAGAGGTAAAGTACCTATTCAAGAATTACAAACATCTTCAGGTGGACAAAAGATAGCTAGTTTAATACAAACGTATCAATATTATTTACAAATGATAAGAGACGTGACCGGATTAAACGAAGCTACAGATGCAAGTACTCCTGATGTAAAAGCTTTAGTAGGTTTACAAAAAATTGCTGCAGCTAATTCTAATACAGCTTTAAGGCATTTAATGAAAGCTAGTTTATATTTAACGTTAAGAGTATGTGAAAACATTTCATTAAGAATAGCAGATGTTCTTCAATATCCTTTAACTAGAGCTGCTTTAATAGATTCTATATCTGCATACAATACAGGTACATTAGAAGAGTTGCAAGAAAAAAGTTTACAAGACTTTGGTATATTTTTAGAATTAGAACCAGACGAAGAGCAAAAAGCACAGCTTGAACAAAACATACAAGTTGCTTTAGCTTCTGGTGGTATAGATTTAGACGATGCTATAGATATTAGACAAGTTAAAAACTTAAAACTAGCTAATCAATTACTAAAGCAAAAGCGTAAAAAGAAATTAGAAAAAGATCAAGCAGCTCAACAAGCTAATATACAAGCTCAAGCTGCTGCTAATGCTCAAGCTGCTGAACAAGCAACGTTAGCTGAAATGCAGAAAAGACAAGCGTTAGCTGAAACTGAAGTTCAAATAGAACAAGCAAAATCTCAATTTGAAATACAACGCATGCAAACTGAAGCTAGTATTAAAAAAGAATTAATGGCTGAAGAGTTTAATTATAACATGCAATTAGCTCAAATTAAAGCAGATGCAGAAGGAAGAAAAGAACAAGAAATAGAAAACAGAAAAGATAAAAGAATTAAAATGCAAGGCACACAAGAGTCTCAATTAATACAGCAAAGACAAAACAACGCTTTGCCTACTGATTTTGAATCTGCTGGTTTTGATTCTTTAGGTGGTTTTGATTTAGAACAATTTGAACCTAGATAAAACTATTTATTAATTATTTAATTATATTATATTATGTCAGAAACTAAAACAAATGAACCTGTTAAACAAGAAGGTGACTTTAAAGTTAAAAAGAAAAGAGTACCTAAAAAATTAACAGTTCCAGAAGAAACAATTAAAATTGATTTAGCAGCTCAAAAAAAAGCAGCAGAACCAATTAAAGTTGATTTAACTAAAACAGAAGAAAAAGATGCCGTTCAAAAGCAAGAAACAGAGAGCAGCGTGTTACGCGAAGAAGGATCCGAGGTGGGATTGCAAGAAGTGGGACAAACACACGAAGGGACCGCTGAGAATGTTATTGAAGAAATACCAGTAACTGAAGAAGAAAAAGAAAAAGAAACAAAAGAAAAACCTGAGCCAATAAAGAAAGTAGAAGCTCCGGTAAAACAGTTACCTGAAAATGTAGAAAAACTAGTTTCATTTATGGAAGAAACTGGAGGAACGGTAGAAGATTATGTAAGATTAAATGCTGATTATGAAAACATTGATAATGAAGCATTGTTAAGAGAATATTATAAAAATACTCGTCCACATTTAAGCTATGATGAAGTTAACTTCTTAATGGAAGATAATTTTAAAGTAGATGAAGATGTTGATGAAGAACGCGAAATTAAAAAGAAAAAATTAGCGTTCAAAGAAGAAGTTGGAAAAGCTAAAAGCTATTTAAACGATTTAAAAAGCAAATACTATGATGAAATCAAGTTGAGATCAAATGTAAATGCTGATCAACAAAAAGCTATAGATTTTTTCAACCGATACAACGAAGATCAGAAAACACTATCTAAACAAAGAGAGGTTTTTCAAAAAGTAACTAAAGATACTTTTACTGATGAATTCAAAGGTTTTGATTTTAAAGTAGGTGATAAAAAATTTAGGTACGGAGTAAGAAATCCTAACGAAATAGTGGAAAATCAAACAGATATTACAAACTTTGTCGAGACGTTCTTAGACAAAGATGGCATGTTAGTTGACCCACAAGGATACCACAAAGCCATGTATGCTGCAAGAAATTCTGATACTATTGCAAAACATTTTTACGAGCAAGGTAAGGCAGATGCTACTAAAGAATTAGTTGCTAAAACTAAAAACCTAAGTACTGAGCCTAGAAAAGAAGCTTCAGGAGATGTGTTTGTTAAAGGTATTAAAGTTCGAGCAATAAGTGGCTCTGATGCTTCAAAACTTAGAATAAAAACAAGGAAATTTAACAATTAAAACTAATTAAAATGAGTTTAACTCCACAATTTGGGTCTATTGTCCCATCACAAAAACAAGAGTTACTTAACAGTAACTACTTACAGTGGACGGATAAGGCAGGTAACGATTTTGCTGATTTTGCACAGCAATATCTTCCTGAAATCTACGAGCAAGAAGTTGAAAGATATGGTAACAGAACTTTATCTGGATTCTTAAGAATGGTAGGTGCGGAAATGCCTATGACGTCTGACCAAGTAATTTGGTCTGAGCAAAACAGATTACACATTGCATATGACGGTGTTGCTATCGGAAACGGTGCAGGTGTAAACACTATTACAATTACTGTAACAGCTACAGTAAAAAACGTAGTATCTCCTAAGAGTACTATCGTTATCATGGATGATGCTGGTAAAGAAATTAAAGCTTATGTATCTGCTAGTAATACTGCTACAGGTGTATTAAACGTTCTTCCTTACACAGCTGCTGATTTACAAGGATTTGCTGCAACTGGTAAAATCTTTGTTTACGGTTCTGACGTACAAAAAGGTCAGTCTGTAAGCAATGCTCCAGACGCTGCAGGTGCTGTAACTGGTGATCAATATATCAGTGTTGATCCTGCTTTCACTCAATACTCTAACTCACCAATCATTATTAGAAGTAAATACGTTGTATCTGGTTCTGATACTGCACAAATCGGTTGGGTTGAAGTTGCTACTGAAGACGGAACATCTGGATATTTATGGTATCTTAAAGCTGAGTCTGAAACAAGACTTAGATTTGAAGATTACTTAGAAATGTCTATGGTTGAAGGTGAATTATCTGAAAATGGTGGTGCTGCTATTAAAGCACTTACTAAAGGTACACAAGGTTTATTTGCTGCTATTGAAGATAGAGGTAATGTAAATGTTGGTTTCACTGCTGCTGCTGGTATTGATTCATTCGATGCTATCCTTAAAAACTTAGATACTCAAGGTGCTATTGAAGAAAACATGCTTTTCTTACAAAGACAAACAGCTTTAGATTTCGATGATATGTTAGCTAATATATCTGGAGGTTATGCTGGTGGTACTGCATTTGGTTTATTTGAGAACTCTGAGGAAATGGCATTAAATTTAGGTTTCTCTGGATTCAGAAGAGGTTCTTATGACTTCTATAAAACTGACTGGAAATACTTAAATGATGCTTCTACTAGAGGTGCTATGGACGGTGTTAGTTCTATTGAAGGTGTATTAATACCTGCTGGAACATCTACTGTTTATGATCAGATTCTTGGTACAAACATTAGAAGACCTTTCTTACACGTAAGATATAGAGCTTCTCAAGCTGATGATAGAAGAATGAAGTCTTGGCTAACTGGTTCAGTTGGTGGGGCATTTACTTCTACTCTTGATGCTATGGAAGTTAACTTCTTATCAGAGAGATGTCTTGTAACTCAAGGTGCTAACAACTTTGTATTATTCAAAGGAGTGTAAGTACTTGAAATAAGGTAAGGGCGCTTCGGCGCCCATATACCTTTAACTTATTTAATTATATTATATTATGGAAAAAAATAAAAAATCAGAGGTGGTTGAAAAACCTATTAAGGTTAATCCACCTAAAAAAGAAGTTAAACCTTCTTGGGAAATAAAAGATAGAAGATATTACTTAAATGATAATAAAGAACCATTAACATTTACAATACCTTCTAAACATACTAGAAAACACTCATTACTTTATTTTGACGCTGAGTCAGGTAAACAAAGAGAACTTAGATATGCTACTAATCAAGATTCTCCTTTTGTAGATGAACAAAAAGGTGAAGCAACTTTAGGTCATATAATTTTTAAAGATG